ATTAAAGTTAAGGGACCCTTTACGAATAATATCTTTAGATGCTGAGGTGAGCAAAGAATAAGCTTGTCGAAAGGCAAACTTACCCCACACACGTGGCGCAACCCGAACAAAGGTTCTAGCGGCTGGAATTACTTCCTCGCCACTATTTGACCTTGCGAACTTTGTTATATCAAGGCGTACTGGCGTTACTAGTACACCCTTCCAATACATCTGTCCGCAGAAGACAGCAGTGGTGTTTGACACAACTGTTTTCCGTCTGTTAAGCGAAGCACCTATTCTATTATAGGCCTTCTCAAAGCCATCAATTAATCCAAGACCACATACGTCATCACAGGCATGGCAGAGTGAGTCAAGAGAAATTGATCGTGATAACGAGGCCTCATAGAGAGACCAAGCTAGCATGACACAACCTATCTCAAAACACCCTTTCAGACCCATTAAGGGTAAGGGGGTAGAAATAATACCTTTTGCCGACGAAATACGTAATGTTGTAAGGTAATCAAGAAATTGATCCTGACCACAAACCTTAAGAAAGGCGGCAACGAGATTTAAGTCAAGAGAGTCAGTGAAGTTGGATGCATCTGCTGAAACAACAGATACGCCCATACTCGTTAATAAACGAGTACGTTCATGACCTATACTTTGGTCTAGTGAGCAATCAGGGATCCATCCATGAAGGATAGATCTCATTGCAAAGTAAACCGAAGTCGAATGGACTAATGGAGAGTAATAGGGACATATGCCCCTATACTTCCCACCATTCTCTACTATAACTGTCATCTTACCGTCGACCTTAATTTCTGGGTCACGAGGAAGATCGAGATCAACAGACCTCATTAAGTACTTGTAGACACCATCTGGAATTAACCTTTTGTACTTCTTGTTGGACCTTTTTACAAGGGACTTCAAAGAGTAACAGGTTGGATCTAGGTAAACAGCACCAGGAATTGGTACTGAGTCACTATTAGTTAATGCAGGTGCATACCCTGAGAATTTTGTGAACCTTAAGAAATTTTCAAAAGATTCACGGTACTCAAGTAAGTATGCTTCCACTTTAAAACTGTCGACCTGCTTGATTGCACGCTCGGCATAGGCAAGTTTAGCCTTCTTCAAACCTGAAGACGAGCTCAACTTAAGCATTTTACCAATTGAGAGAACAGTCAGAATAAGACGAACCAATAACTGGTTACGCGAGGTAGGTTGAGCCCTCGAAAGCTCACGAAGCCTAGCAAAATACCAAGCAAAGAGAACAGGGCTATTGTTCTTACGAACTTTAACCCAATAATCTTGTTTTAAAGGTTCATCATTACCCAAAACTCGTAAACCGAGTATAGGATAAGCTGAAAGGATTTTAAGAAACCCAGGGCCCTCATAGAGGAGCCTAGATTTAATGGTTCTAAGATACTTATTAGTAGCCCTTGACGGGCATCCGGTCTGCAAAGATAATGCAGTAAATATAGAGGTAATATATTCACCTTCACTCAGTCGAAACTTTTTCCTATTCTTTTTTGAAAAAGATAGGTTCAATTTCCTGGAATAGTCAGGAGTTGACATAGTTGACCTCCGTAAGGATGAGTCACCGTAGGCTCG